GCAACCAATTAACAACATTTACTGAAAAGAAAAAAGAAGTTAATAAAGAAGAACAAATAGAAACTCCAAAGAAAGTACAGAACACACCAGCAGGTTATGATTCTCCACATCAGCAAGCAATTTCTAGACCAACTGTAGAAGACGATGATATTCCTTTCTAAAAAGTAATTTCATCGCTATCCTTTTAACATTCACAACTAACGACGCTCTCCATGACGCCATCTAAAGCCGCTGCTCTTTCTACACGCAGCTTTGACTCATTCAACATTTTTAAAGATCCAGAATATATAACTGGTATCCAAGGTTTAGGAACTGTGCAACCTCTCGTAGATGATCGAGAAGAAGGACTTGCATATTTTGGAATTAAAGAAGAAAATTGGAAAACATGTAAATGGACCGCTACTGAAAAAGATTTTGAAAAAGGCTCTGTTCTATTTGATGAGATCCATGTTTTTGGAAGTAGAAAAAAAGAAAGGATGCATAAATTTATATCTCCTCGTATACAAATTATTCATGCGTCCAACATCTTAGTTGTAGACGATTACATTACAGATCCAAAAACTGGTAATTCAAAAAATATAATTGTCGGTGATTTATCAATGGAAGGTGTAAAAGAAGCTTTTGAAAAAGATCAAAAAGCTCAACAAAAAGCTTTACTAGATAACAAACCATATAACCGTCAATACTCAACTCGTACAAAATATCTAGTTAATATCCTGACCAAAGAAAACAAACCAGCTCACGAAGTACCTATGGTTTTAACTTTAAAAGGTCTTGCAAGTGTAGATCTTTCAGACAAAATTAAAGAATTTCAAGTGAAAATGGATAAATGTCTAAGTGCTGCACAAGGTTTAGGTTCAGGAGTTAAATTTGATAAACGAGTTAAAGCGCTTTATGTATTTATTCCAACTTTGACAGCACAAATAAAAGGCTCAAGAAAAAATGAAATCTGTGCCGTTGAAAGCGTAAGATTACCTGAATATACCGATCAAGAATCAGCTCAAGCAGAAATTATCGAATTAACAGTCCCAGATGAAGCTAGAGAAAAAACTTGGGCACAACTTGAAGATAGTTTTTTAGGTGATTACATTAATAGACACAGCGCACAAGAGGCAGCAAAACTCCATGGTGCTTATGGAATTGCTGAAGGAGTTCCAGCTTTATTACCACAAGGATCTGTCCAAGTTTTACCAGCAGAACTTTCAAATAGAAAAGAAGATACAGGTGAACTAGAAGATGGTTTATTAGCCTAAAAAAGGGGGCAGTGGATGTGCAGTCTCATGGCTTTCTGTACCGAAAGGTTTAGGAGATGGGGATCTCCTATCATCCACTTAAGCCCCACCTTTAATTAATTTCTTTAGCTGATAGTTTTGAATAAACTCTATCAGCTTTTTTTATTATCTTTTGAGCTTTTTCTCTAGAAGTACAATTCTGAGCTTTAGTCGTCAATTTTAATAATTTTCTATGCTTTTTATCTATCCCCACAAATCATCCTTTATGTTCAGTTTTAACTATGTTATTAGTTTCAAGTTTTGCAAGTCTTTTACATAAACTACGTATAATTGCTTGACGCTGCATAGTTACAGAAAGTAAATTTAAAGCCGCTATTTTTAATCTTTCTGGGTCTTTCATCATCCCTAATTCTCTAGAAATAGCTGTCATTGTAAACTCATCTTCTAATGTTGGAGATGTATCTACTGAATCAAAAGGAATCTCTGTCACTTGGAATTTTGCCATAAAACAAAGGACTTTATTACTTAGTCTACTACTTGCATTGACATAAGCCGTACAAATACTAAAATCGATTAGAAGAAATAGAACGTTAATGGCAAAAACTGTTTGGGTTGATGGGAAAAGATCTAAAGAAACAAACCCTAAAAGAACCTCAATAGGCGAAGGTAGAAGAAAAAAAGGATCTTATAAATGGAAAAACACAAAAAAATATAGAGGTCAAGGAAAATAATGGCTGATCAATCTTCCTATCGACAATTATTAGAAGATAGTGTAGAAATTGATTTACTTCTAAAAGATTCAGAAATACCTGATGAAGATAAAGAAGAACTTCGGTATATATGGGGGTCACTTAAGTCCAGAAGAGAATCTAAATTTGATGCCATCGTTGGAGTCATAAAAGATTGTGATAAGAGAATTGATCAACTTGATAGAGAAATTAAAGACCTAAAAAGTAATAAAGAACATTGGAAAAAAAAGAGAAACGATATTATTAACATCATTAAATTTGCATATGAAAATCGATTAATAAGTTCAAAACCTACAGGAAATAAATATCAAGCAACAATTAAAGCTGTTCAATCAAAATTAACAGCTAACTTTGAAGAATGGACTGATGAAGAAAAAAAAGAATTTGGATTACAAAAAGTAACTACTATAAAAGCTCTTAACAATAAAGGAAAGGTTATTCATTATCAAGCTGAAGAATTGCCTGACAAAGAAAAACTTAGAGAAACCTTAGAAAAAGACCCTAAGAATAGTCCAGCTGCTGCTAAACTAACAAAACGTGTCTCTTTATTATATAGATTAAGAAAAAGAATACATATTGGTATCTAAAAAATGCTAACTGACCCCGAAAAACGAAAAAGAATGCAAGATGTAATTGAAAATGCTGCAAAAGATCATATAGAAAAAGTAAACATATGGCTAAGTGATTTTTTTTCTAAAAAACCTAATGAAGTAGAAGATAAAGATGAAACTTCCTCCATTTATTTAGATGAAAATCCATTTGATCGTTAAGTTCTTGGATTAGGGCAGATAATCTAGTCTTACTGTCATAAATAAAATGAGACAAACACGTAAAATCAAGTATCGGGGTGGTCCATCTGAAATCCTCGAAGCAATTGAATTCAACGGTTACACTATTAAGTCTCTGAAACATGGCAATACGGGCCATATTCTTTATCGTTTTCCAAGTAAAACCCACAATTGGGAGCCTTGTTGGTCAATGGATCTAGCGACTGCCAAAAATGGTGTGAATAAATACAATCAGCATTTACACGGTAAAGATGCAGAACAAAGTGAGATACCCGTAGAATCAAACACGTAGTAAATATGGCTTGACTTAGTGGTAAGACCTTTAATGACAAATCTAATGGATGATTTAGCCAAAGATATACATAGCTACTTGCTTGATATCTCTACTGAATTTCAAGGAAAGCATTTAGTTTTAATCCCTATAACTGAAGTAGTTAAAAAATTTGGCCGAAATCATAGAACAATTCAAAGACGTATTCATGCTTTAAAAGATGAAGGTCTATTAGATCCAGTAATTAAAAGGAATACCATATCCTTATATCACATTCACAATTTAATTGAATAGCCATGACTGAACATTCAACTCCAGACCCGTATTTAGAGCATTTAAATTTTCTTTTATCATCCTTCACCGATAATGGAAAATCTTTAAGAGGGTTTGTACCTAATCCACAAGAATTATCAATCTGTGTTTTAACAGCAGGTCTCTTAGCTAATTCAAAATTAATGATTAGCCCAGATGATGCAATTAAATCTGCTTTTGATATTCACGCAAGAATACAAGGGCATGTCGGTCAATTCCAAAACATGCAATTTGTTCAAAAAATCGACAATTGTTTCAATGAAGGACAACAAGAGAGACCTCCAGAAATTGAACACGACTAAAGATAGAATAGAAATTATCCTTTCTTTAATGATGAAGAAACCAGAATTAATCTTAATCACACCACAAGGCGGAACTGTTCATAAGTATCCTTTAACCGGTGGTAAAACAACATTTGAGAGGTATTTAAGTTGCTATACAGGTAGCTGCAAATTTTTTAACGATATGGACGGAGCTAAAAAACACTTAGTAACTGTAGAACCAAAAAATTAGCAAGATTTAGTGAGGTTATTCTCCTTAGAACTGTAACAAAAGTTCTTGGATTATAGATCTAAAGGAGACACCAGACTAACAATTGATGGTTCAAGGCATTATAAGACTCCATACGGTGCTTTTCCTTCAGTAACGACAATCTTATCTGCAACACAAGGAAATAAAGCAGCACTAGAAAGATGGGCTAAAAAAAATCCAGGTGGTAGAGAAGCAGCAGCTGCAAGAGGAACGAAAGTTCATGCCTTAATGGAAAACTTTCTCCTTGGCTCAGATAGAGAACCTGAAATTGAAGATGAAGAAATAGCAGCTTTTTGGGATGGGCTTCCTAAAAATCTTGAAAAATTAGAAAATGTAGTTTGGGCAGAAAATCCTTCTAATCCAGATGACTTTTCTTGGGTCGTTGGTGGAGATGGAGTTTCAAGAGTTTGGCACCCAGGAGTAAACAAAAAAGAAAATTGGGGGTGGGCTGGAACACCTGACATTGTTGCAGAATACAAAGGAAAAGTAGTGTTAGGTGATTTAAAAACTAGTAACGGACCTTACTATGCTCGCTGGCCTAATAAAGATACTCCTAGAAATGTGTATGGGATGCAACGAGCAGGATTTATGAAATACTCAAAATGCCAAATGCAAATGGCAGCTTACGCACTAGCTTTAGAACATACAATAAATATAAAACCAGAATTAATAATGACCTTTGTCGCAACAAAAGACAGGTCTCAAGTCTTTGTAATTCAAGGAAACACAATCAATAAATATAAAGAAAAATGGTTGAATGCTGTAGAAAAATACTATACAGAAATTCTTCCAACTAAGGAAACCTCAAAGGTAGAAATGGAAGCTATAGACGAAGATAAAAAGACAAGTGGATGCCCTATAAATTAGTAATACAGAAAAAATTTTAAAAATAGGGCTGGCGTATTTCTAAAAAAGCGTTACATTCAAGCTGGCGTTAATTTTTTTATAGCGAACGAGAAAAAACTGTGTCATCTGAATCAACAGAATCAAACAAAAATTTTCCATTAAGTGCTGGGGAAATAAATTTAAACCTAATCCCTAAAGATTGGGCTTTAACTCCACTACGGGAAAAAAGAGCTTATGTTCCTAACTGGCCTTCTCAACCATACTCTATTGAGCAGATCAAACACGAGTTGAGTGAGGGAAATGCAACCGGCATAGGTTTAATCACTGGTCAGTGGTCAAATGAAGGTGGACTTTTATGGGTAGATATAGATGGTGAAGAAGGAGAAGAAGCTTTAGTTAAAGAACATGGAGTACCTATATCAAAAATATTTCCAAAGACTTTAACTATATCTTCTGGCAAAAAAGGTAGGCAGAGAATGCTATTTAGTATTCCCGCTACAAAACTTTCTTTATTACCTGATAAAGCGACGATAAAAATAGGAATACCTGCTTTTGAAATCTTATTTAGATCAAGGCAAGGAGCAATAATGGGTAGCCACCCTGAGACTGAAGGGTACTTCACCACTGATCACGGAGGTTTTGAATATGCAAAAAACCCCCCTGAAATGCCAGATTGGTTATATAAAAAAATTACGGATGCTTACCCTACTAATAAATACAAAAGAAAAGCTAAAAATGGAATACTTACACAGCATATAAACCTTACCTACGAGGAAGGTTCTGAGTATTATCACGAAGAACTTTTAAGTGAAGCAAAAGTATATCTTGAATTCTTAAAGGAAGAAAGAGCAGTTGATTATGACGAATGGCTTACCATTGGTATGGCCTTACATCAAATAGATGATTCATTATTAGAAAACTGGATTGCGTGGTCACAAGAAGCTCCTAATTTTCAAGAAGGTGTATGTGAAAGAAAATGGAACAGCTTTGAAAGGGTACCTGGTGGCCCTGGGCCTGAAGGACATTGCGGTATTCATACACTAAGAGCTAAAGCTAAAGAAGACGGCTTTATAGACCTAGGAGGCTGCGTTGTTGAATCTGCTGAAGCATTAGCCGATAAAGCAAAAACTATGTTTGAAGATGACGAAGAGGAAATTAAAGAAAGAAGTCTAAACAATGCATTGAAATCAATAATAGGTCAACCTACTGAAGAAGAAAGTGAAGATGTAGGTAGAAGAGTTAAAAGAAAAAATAAACCTAAAACACCTCCGTCGTCTGAATTAGCTGCCTATATTGCTCCGATGATATTTGAAACAGGTTGGAGATATGACCCTAAATTTGATGTATTTATGTTCTATCGAAGAAGTAAAGGAACATGGAGGAGAGAGGAATATAAAAATGAATTTAAATTATTTGTACAAGACCTATTTATAAATGAAAACGTACCAACACCAAGCGGCTATACCTCTCATCTATTATCTGATGTCGTAAATTTAACTCAAGCGTATATAACTCATACCTACTGGGATGATGATCCAGATAAATTAGCATTTAACAATGGAGTTTTAGAAATAAGTACAGGTGAATTTCTAGAACATAACCCAGAACATTACTTAACTTGGGGATTAGATTTTGAATACGAAAAAGACGCAGACCCTGGACCCATTATTGAATGGCTAACAAGAACACAATATGGAGATACAGAACGTGTACAAGTTTTACGTGCATGGTTAAAGTCCTGTCTTGTAGGTCAAGGTCATGAACTCCAAAGATTTTTAGAAGTCATAGGACCAGGAGGTAGAGGTAAATCAACTTTTGCAAATCTCTGTTGTGCATTAGTCGGTAATGGTAACTATGCAAGTACAACATTAAACCAACTTGAACAAAGTCGTTTTGAAATTGCATCTATTAAAGGTAAACGACTTACTTTAATAAATGATTCAGAACGCTATGGAGGATCAGCTCAAATATTTAAAGCCTTAACTGGTGGAGATAATTTACGCTTTGAAGAAAAAAATAAAAATGTTGGTGAACCATTCGTCTACACAGGAATGGTTATGGTCTGTGCTAACGAGCCTATACAAACAACTGATAATACCTCTGGCTTAACACGACGACGGTTAACTGTTGAATTTAATCGACCTTTATGGGATAAGAACTCAGAAGCAAAAGAAATGATAAAACTCGAAAACGGAATAGTAAACGGGTTATGGAAGCATTATTTACCAGGGTTAGTTAACTGGGTTCTCTCCATGAGTACTCAAAGTATGCGTGAGTATCTCCTAGATACCTATGAAAAAGTACCCTCACTTAAAAAAGTAAGGAATGAGATTTTACTGAATAGCAACAGCATTGTTGAATGGCTCCAATCAGAAGTTGTCCATGATCCTAAAGCTGTATCGTCTGTAGGTAAAAAAATCCCTGCTGCAAAAGACGCAAAAGAAAGATATTGCAACAGCAATTTTCATCTTTATGCCAGCTATTGTTCTTATTGTGAAGATACAGGTTCAAAACCAGTAGGTCAGAAAAGATTTATATCTCTTCTTCTAGATTGTTGTCAAAATCAACTTGGACTAAAAAAAGTCTCTAGCTTTACTAAAAGTGGGAGACCATTTATTAAAGGATTAATAGTCAGGAATTCGGATCAAAAACACACTGCGGCACCTACCATACTGCCAGAAAATAAATTGGCATAGTCAAAACCCTTGCAGTATCTGGGTTTTTAAGTGTTAGCCTTACTAGGTAATTACTCTCATTCCTGAAATAAGGAAAACTAATGATTAAAACACTTATTGCTATTGCAGCCACATCTGCATCTGTAGCTACTCCTGCTGCTTTTGCAGGAACTTATTTAAATGTCGAAGCTAACTCCGGTTTCACAGGCACTGATTATGAAGGCTCTGTAACTGATCTCCATATCGGTTATGAAGGTGGAAATGAAACTCATTCTTTCTATGTACAAGGCGGTCCTGCTTTTATTGCTCCTGAAGGAGAAGATGGTGAAACACGTTTATCTGGAAAAGTTGGTGGAAACATCGCTGCAACAGAAAAGCTTGACATCTATGGCGAAATTGGCGTAGTAACCGACGAAGATGACAACCTTTATGGCACAAAAATCGGAGCAAAATTTAAGTTCTGATCTAGGTTATTAGAATTTCTAATAGTACCTATAAATGATTGTAACGTAATATTAAGTTCGGTTACAAAGTGTAAATATGTATAAAATATGAAGAGACAAGCCTCACTTCGGTGGGGTTTCTTCATACCTTTTTTATACTCATGGAAAACGCTGAATTAACTAATGGTCGAGTGGCCATGATTGGAATCGTTGCTGCTCTAGGAGCTTATTTAACAACTGGAAACATCATTCCTGGTATTTTTTAATGACATCTTCTCACATCGTTACAGAGTATGGTAAGCAAAACATTTTTGCTAAAGAAACTCAACCACGTTTAGTTGAGAACTATACTAATCATTTTGAAGAAGCTGAAAAAGCTAATGGACGCTGGGCAATGCTCGGTTTCATTGCACTATTAGGTGCTTACATCACAACAGGTCAAATTATCCCAGGAGTTTTCTAATGTCTACTAATTCTTTAATCTGGCAAAAAGCTAATGGCCGTTTTGCGATGATGGCTTTCTGGGCTATTATTGGAGTATATACATACTCTAAATACTTCTCATAATGCCTTTTGGTCTTATTAATTTTGTAGAGGCGTGGAATGCTATTAGCTGGGCTGATGCTATTCCATTTTGCCTCTTTCTTTATGGAGCGTATTGGTTAAAAGTCAAAATTGACACAAACGCTGGGATGGGTAAAAAGAAACGTAATGAATTAAAACGAGTAATAGTAGAAGCATTACAAGAACACTACGAAACTCGTACATACGGAGAAAAAGATTAATCTTCTAAGACTCTTTCAAAAATATCTGAAACATCAATTAAAGCATCTATTCTTAATAACATGTCAGCAATATGCTTACTGACATAAGGTTTCTCTGCTCTTGCAGAAAAAGCTAAAGCATTCCGTAAATTATCTTGTGAATCTAATAACGCTTGTTCAACTTGTTTAGTTAATGCCACTGCTATTTTTTAACACCATATATCTTATTTATACTCGATAATTAACTAATTGTCATTTAACAGCATGTAACTGTGGCTTTAAATACTTGTTAATAATAGAGATTTGATCTTCCCATCTAGCAATCTTGTCTAACTCGTCCTGTATTGCTCCAGTGATATCAGAATGCTCTCCAATACCTGCTGGATTATTCAAATAAATTTCTACATTTGCAAGATGTTTTTGTATCTCTCCATTAGCGTGAGCTAATAGAGCTTTAATAATTCTGTCTCGGAGATTGATCATTGTTATACATTCTTTCTTCCATTATGACCATGTGCAATCCCTAATTCATGCATTTTTGAATGCTCACTGATGGAATCCCTAAGATTATCTTTCCCAGGACCTACTGTTAAGTAGAGTCCATAACCTATTAAGAAAGCTAATAAGCCTAAAATAATAGATAAAATAACAATCATACTTAATGAACGCCTTCACCCATACTATAAACAGTTATTGCTTCTGAACCACTACCTATATTTGTAACTCTTCCTATAAATTGACGAGTTTTAGTAGCAGCTACGGTATTTGTATTATCACCATCTAGAGTTACTCCAGTCCCTCCCACAAGCGTCATTGCATGTGTAGAACCCGCTTGATTACGAAGAATAATTGAAAAAGATGTTCCTACTTTTGCTGTACTTAATTCAGAAACAATTTGAGCAGCAGTCGCAGTCGTAACATTTCGTGCGGCTCCTGGGGTCATTGTTACGAGGCTGTTAACTGATTGAGCAGCTGTCAAAACCGTTGCAGCATCTGAAGCGGCAAGAACTACTAAACCAGAAGTTAGCCTAGCTGGGAAAAGAAAATCACCCGTAGGGGCAATCTTACTTGGCGATACCGAAGAGTCAGAAGGAGCATTTAAATCAACCGAATCACCCTGTACTAAACCCCAAAAAGTTAATCCACTTGCTGGTGCAGTTGTGAAAGTTATAGTGTTTGCTGAAAGAGTGTAATCCGTTCCTGGTTTCTGAAGTAGTCCACCTAACGATATAAACATTTGATTCACAGTCGCCGGTGAAACTGCTGTTCCTGAAGCAGTTATGCTAAAAGCAGTGTTACTTCCGTTAAAGCCACTGGATATATCATCCATTACAGTGTTTTGGCCACGTACTAGCTGTTTCCCGATGTAAGCCATTTAGTTATACAACTACAAAATATTTCTCTTATTCTAAAGTGTGTAATCTGAGTTTATCAACTAGGCTTTGTAGGCCATGTGTGCGTATGAGGCCATCCAGATGCAGATGGTATATCTCTTAGTGCTTTACGATAATCTTTTCTAGCATCAGTAAGGGTTACATCAGAACAAGCCCACCAATCTGTCTCTGTTAATTTGTCGTCTCTCTGAGATCTTGCTACTAGTGCAGCGTTATTATCTATCCCTGCTTTATATGCAGCTTCATTCTGGGCAGCGGTTTTATTAATTGTATTACCGTCCTTATCTGTTTCAGTAGTGTCTGTAAAAGTAGGGCCGATTTTATATTTCTTCTGCCACTTACCAGAAACCTGCTCAACTCCATCTCTCACTACTGTTTGATATACCGTGACAGATGGCTGATTCCCTTCATGAACCATGTCATAACCTAAAGCTTCAATCTCAGTACTTGTAGGAGCTACGGGGAAACTTGTATTAGGGAAAAGAGCTTTTAATTTAGTAAAAGTAGGCACTATTGTTCCGTCACTTTTTTTCCTGTATTCCATTAGCTTTAGACTTTATTTTGAATCTATTTTAAGTTGTGTAATTCTTAAGAACAGCTCCTCTATATGTAGTACCAGCATCGGTTGTCTCGAAAATAAATACATGGTTTCTATTAGTTGTAAGACTTGGAGCAGTATTATCGGGCCATTTAACAGCTGCAGGCCAAGTGATTGTTCCTGATGTATGAGTCAAACTCAAAACAAATACTGTGGATTGACCACTAGCAGCTGGATTACTAAATGTGAAAGTAGAGTTAGCGTTTATAGTCTTAGTAAAATAATTTGATGTACTTAAATCTAAATCGAGAGCACCCATAGCAGTAGCATTCTGACTAATACCACCGGTATACCTAATTTTTCCAGTCGTATTAATGAATTGCGAGTCGGTACCGTCATGCACAATCCGGAAATCTATGCCTGTCCCAAGTTCTATATAAGCATTATCTTGAAACGCTAGAGCATCTCTTGATGTATCCCATGCCATATCTCTGCCAGATGTAGCTCCTACAAACGTTATGTCTGATCCGTCGGTTGTTAATGTAGATAAACCAGCGAATGATCCACTATTGTTGTACTGCAATTGGGTATTAGAACCTGCAGGGTTAGCCGATACAGTTGCAAAAGACAAATTTCCAGAGGCATCGGTAACAATAGCTTGACCACTACTTCCATCTGCGTTTGGTAGCTTCCAAATAACGGAAGCAGCTATTGTATCTGGTGCTTCAAATCCTACATATTCAGAACCTGCGGAATCTGGTTCCCCAAGCCGCAACTCCTTTTGGTTGTCAATAAGGAGGTCTCCAGTTAAAGTTCCTCCTGCCAAAGGTAATTTTGTACTATCTGTTGTACTATCAGCTACCCATGATAAATTTCCCGAACCATCCGTTTTTAAAAGATAATTAGCCGTCCCATCAGCCGAGGGAAGAGTCCAAGTAACATTACTACCTACTGTTGCAGGTGCTTTAAGAGCAACATAATTACTTGAGTCCGAATCCCCTAAACGTATATCCCCTTGAGCACGAGTTTCGACTAATTCGCATTTTGTTTGTGACATCTCTCAACCGAAATTAAATCTTTATACTTAATTTTACGCTCACAAAATCTAGTAATTAAAAGACCTTTTTATGACCTACAAGCCAGGGATCTTCAATATGACTATCTCCAGATTGATATGACTCCTGATAACCTCTTGTTGGAATACCAGTACCACTTTCTATATAAGTCGTATCACCCTGAGATCTAGTAAGCCATTCCTCAGACATATCTTTTGCTCGACCCCAATTAGCCATTACAGCTGGAAAATCATTGTCGCCCATAATTAAACTTGCATACCAAAGGGAAGATCTCGTATATGCAATAAAGGATCTTTAGAAGGATGTAAATAATGTAATTTATCTGCTGGTAGCCCAGGCCACTTATCAGGACCTGCTGCTGCTGGATATCTAGAAAATGGTTTATCGTGACTTGCTATCTCAATTGGATTCTCTCTAAAGAAATTGAGATTATTAAGAAAACTTGTTAAAAAATTACTACCAGAAGATGAAGAATCATCGTTTCCATAAGAAGAACGCATATCTCCACCATAAACGTTTCTTCCAGCTTCCCCAGCAAAACTAGGATCAGCACCTCTTGCACCTGCCTCATTTAAAGTTTTTTGACTAAATCCAAAACTTGGATTAGGAGCTAAAGGTTTTCCTTGAACAGCATTTAAACGTGAGTCAACAAAATTACTAACTGCTGTTAAACCAAGGTGATCAGCTAAATTTTTATTTGTATAGTTGTTAACATTAGCGTCTGGTGCGCTTCTTCTTGCTTGTCTCTTTGAATCTGCTCTTGCTTTTCTTGCAGCATTAACTGCACGACCTCCTGAACCCATCTTATTACCGCCTCCCCATTTTTTCCAATCAGGTGCATTAGTTATTCCTTCAAAAGCCCATTTATATTCCCTATTTTCTCCAGGGGTCATAGTTTTTGACCAACGAACAGCCTGATCCATACTGTCAATTGCTGATCTACCTTTCCTCTCTCCTTCTTCTATCCTGTTAGCATAAATTCCTAACCACTTTTCTCTCGCAGCTTGACGAGCTTCAAACTCTTCCTGTTCAGAAAAATAATCTACTTCATGTGCAAAAGGCATAATTAAGCACCTATTTGTCTTAGAAAATCGTCAACTCTATCGCTAATCCCAGGCTCCTGTGAAGCTGCATTCATGGGATTAGTTTTTTGTGCCGCCTTCATATTTGCTTCCGCATAAGGAGCACTTACTGATTGACCTTGTGTTGCATATCCACCTGGTAAACCCTCTTGACGACGAGGATCACCTAAATCGTGAGACATCGCTAAACCAGATGTATCAAATCCTGCACCGCCCATTAATCTTTACCCTTTTTTATTAATTATAAAGCTATAACTACCTTCAACGATTTGCTTTCCATTCTCTATGTTTCTTTTGAAGTTCCCATAACTCATCATCCGTGAAAGCTCCTGAACTTCTAGCTGGGCTGTTTTGAGTTTTTTGTTCCCATCTATCTCTCTCATCTAACTCAGATAAGAAATCAGTAACTTGATCTGCAACGGTTACACCCTCTCCAGAGCTGACACTAGGTTCTAATACACCGTCTTGAGATATTACAGTAGATCCCTCATTTACTGCGTCTATAGGAACTCTTATTACTCCTCCATCTTCCGTTCTAATTAGCTTTGTACCCAATCCTTCAGTAACAGGAATTCCAGAATCTACATAAGTATCTAAATTAGGTAGAGGTCCACCAAGAAATCCTCCTGTAATTGGATCACCAGCTTCCCCTGATCTAAGGGTATCCCAAGCCTGACCTCCCCCATAACTACCTCCTACATACCCACCTGGTACTGCTACTAAAGCACCTGGACCTGTAGGTGACGCAAGAAGACCGGCACCTGTACCACCTAAAATACCTCCTGCTAACTGAAATAATGGACGACCAATTGCATCAATGGGGTTCATACCCTCATCTAAATTACTTTTCATCTCAAATCCAGTAAGAGCTGCATTTAAATAAGGAAGAGTACCAGCTGCTCCTTTTGGTAAAAAACTCCTAACGTTTCCAGCAATCCTTGGCATTTTTACATCTTTTGCTGCACCAAATACGTTTGGTACTTTCACACCTGCCAGTCTATTTTTAAACTCACCAGGAACTGATTTTACCCTGCTCAACAAAGACTTAGGAGTACTAGATGCAACATCTACGACTTCACCTCCTAATGTATTTACAACTGGTTTAGTACCAGATAATGACCCTCCCCAAGGGCTAGGCATTACGTTTGATTTAGGAGTTAATAAATTTGGGATTGACGCCTTTTGATTTACAAAATTTTTAACAGGAGTACCTACTCGTGAACCAAATCCTCTTCTCAAACGACCTCCTATACTCTTATCCATTACCCTTATAGGTATATCAATCTTATCTAAACCAGCAAAGCGTAATAAAAATTCTGCTACACGAGGATCCATCTAATTATCCTTTTTATCAAGGTTTTTATAATATTAACATCGGAAAATTAACTTTTGAAATGACTAAATTTCCAAAGGGAACGACGATTGAAAAAATACATGAAAAGCTTCATAGGGTATGTTCACCTAAAGGAGCTATTTGTCATTACTCTCATAGTTCTCAAGAAGCACAAGACTTTGCACAAATATATGAAACCTATGCATAAACAAAATGCCAGATAAATATAATAAATCGACTAAAATCTTAAGCGTCAAAAACATAAACAATTAGGGGATGACCCTCAAAAAGTTTTAAAACCCTGTATTTACAAGATTTTTTCCTATGAACAGCCAAAACATACGAAAAAAATGGTATTTTACTTACCTACGTGCATGTTGAGGATAAGTACATAGGTGTATACATACAGGCATGTAACTAACCTCCCCTCCTATAAAAGTAAATAAATAGATGAAATTTTCATGGGTTTTGGGTGTTCATATCAGTGACATTGTGCCAGAAAGGGTTTAAGATTCTCCACAGAGATCCCCTAACGTAATGAGTATCCCTGATTCCTTCCTATATAAGGAATTAACTCCCTATGACCAGATTGTTTTTGCTCGTTCTATACAAATAGCTTTAAAGCTTTACGGAAAAGATAAATGCTGGTGTATGAAGAAAAATAAACATAGTATCTTTTCTGGATTCACTACCTACAAAAAAAATTGGCTTCTTTATAAGGGGAAAGATGCAAGACCATTACTTCTTTCAATGACAGGACGCAATCCTGATCCTATTAATAAAGTTATTGTTAGAGTCGCTAAATGTGAATCAAAGCATTGTCTAAACCCATCTCACTATTATTGGGGAACAAGAGCAGACGTGGAAATTGAAAAAAATAAAAGAAAAAAGAATAAATTAAATCCTAACTTAATAACTAAATTAAGACAGGAAAAAGCGCAAGGAGTAAGTAGCTATCAATTAGCGAAAACTTATAAAATGTCTTACCAAACTGTTAGGAGAATCTGTAATAATGAGACTTATGAAGATGTTTCACAACATATAAGTGAGTGTAATCTAAAAGAACTATGGGAAAAAACTAATAGTATATGCAAAAGCTTAATATCAACTAACAACACTGAAAACAACGAATTTAATTTAGATTATTTTATGACTGAACAACTTGAATGTCCGTGGCATTTAAAATGTCAAAAAACTCATAAAGGAAATTTCGGTCCAATGGGTGAATGCTTAGATTGCATGGAAGAAATTAAAAAAGGAAGATGTTTAATAGATGTCAGAAACTTTGAATATTTAAAATGGTATTGGCATATAAAAAGCTTTTGGGACAACGTAGATATAGGTGATGATAATGAATGTTGGGAATGGTTAGGAGCAACAAAAAAGAATAATACTGAATCTTGTACTACATTTCCTTCTCCATTCCACTCATATAGAACTCAATCTGCGTCAAGAGTAGCTTTTTGGATAAGTAGGGGCTATACAGGTAAATACCGAGTTTTCTCTAAAAAAGGATGTAAAAAATTCTGTTGCAATCCATTACACCTTACAATAAAACCACTAGAGGACTCGCCCCCACCAGAAAAATTAGAGGTAATCAAACTAACTCATGACAACATTTTCAAGCACTACAAAGAAACCAACGCTAAAAAGAAGTGAAGTAGTACCTAGTAACTATCATTTAAAAGAAAAATCCTATGCTCCACTTATAATTATTGATGACAATATAATTTGGGGCGCATGGAGTGATACCAAAGAAGGTGCGGAACTTAGATTGGCTTGCTTAGAAATTGGTTTTGATTATCATAATATTTCAACAAAACAAGATCAAGGTACTGGTAAAAAAGGAGCTAAGATACAATCTGAACGAGTTAGAATAATGAATGAGTTATATATAAAGGATGGCAGAGATGATATTAATCATCCCATGCATGCCTTATTTACTGGTTTAGCAGAAAAGTATGTCGAGGTATCTAACAACGATTCCGAATAGTTCTGGTTTCTATAACTTAGGAACTGTAGAATCCTATCCAACTGGAGGTGCAGGGCCAACAGCATATGGACCTACCTCATATTTCGGATCAGATCCACTACCAGAAAGATCTGGAGATAGTATTTATAATCCAATTCTACTAGAAAATTTTTCTTCTATATTTAGAAGTATTACTTTAAAAAACTCCCACGGAGGTTTAACAAGAAGACAATCAACTTTTTATAAAATAAAATTAAATAGACCTAGAACAATACAATTTACACAAGATTATAGTCAATTCTCATACGAACAAAATACTAACAAAAATACTTTATTAGCATTTTATAAAATAGTTAATGGTAATCAAAGAGAAGAATTACCAATAAATGATGAAGGCTATGTAACAAAAGAAAGTTCAATAGATTATTTAGATGATGAATCTCTTGAACCATTATCTGATTACCCTTCTAGCACCTTAGATCCTGGAGAGTATCTATTTTTAATAACTAATGATATTAAGTTTTTAGATACAACGTACGCTATTACAATTAATGTAAATGATCTTGACTGGTCTTCTATAAGCGGTTCAGCAGAAGAAGAAATTGATTTTGGATCTATTACTGAAAGTGTAGCCTCCTCTTTAGATTTCGGTTCTGTTTAAATACTGCAGGTGAATTAGATAGAAATTGGTTTACCAAACTCTTTACCTACTTTTTTCCAATGCTCATCCCAATCGAAATCTTCTGGAAAACCAGAACCACCATGTCTTAAACCACCATCATCGGTCCATTCCCAATCACCATGAGGTCCAGGACTAGTTAGTGGACCAATGGGTGAAGAAGTAGTATTAGCAGATGAAATAAGATCTCTTGCTGAATCTAAATCTGTCGCTCCTCCTCCCCATACTCCACCTTCTCCTACATATCTATCTAATTCTTCCTCTGTAGCATCTCTATTAAACAAATCTCTAAAGAGACCTTGAACTCCTTGTCTATTTTGGAATTCTTTTCCTCTTAAAATATTTGCCTCAACACTATCCCAATCTTCAATTCCTTGAGTTAAATTTCCAAGCCAATATTGTTCACCACTTTTATCAGGATCTCTTCCTAACCATTCATTATAAAAAGCTGTTAAACGATCCTTATCCATATCTTTTGCATGATCAGATCCAGGCATTCTGATATCTGGGTAAAGATGGGAAAATCTATCTTTTTCTGGCTCATATTCTGGACGTTCGTAATAAACTCTTTCTGAAGTAGGTTGAGTATTTTCTTCAAAACTTGGTTGAGGAGCTTGTGAAGCTGTTCTTATTTCGTTGTAAGGATTTGGATTCCCTGGAGCTAAAACTTCACGGAAGTTAGAGGCTTTCCCTGATGGTAATGATGCTTCGTAATACTGTTCTCTATCTCTTACCTGTTCAGTCCTATCCCTTATCTCATTAATAGTTCCGAATAAAGCATCCCTTTTATTATTTTGATCATTTATTTTCTCAGAATACCAATTTAATAAACCATCTGGACCTGATAGTGCCTCCATAGCACCTTTAGTCGGTACATTTACATACACAGATGTTGGTTTGTTTTCTGTATATATTGTTGCCCCAGGTACTTTCTCAACATTCCATCCTGCTTGTTGTTGCCCAGGATTAAAAACGCTGTATTCCTCATTAGAATTAGCTATTGTCTCAAAATTCTTTGCTATATCTGTCTCAATTTGCTCTTGAGTTAATCCTGCATATAAAGGACTTTCATACCCTCCTTCACCTAACCAATATTCAGTACCTGCTTCATCTTGAGGAATACCATATCTCTCATAAAGGGAGTTTATATATTCATTCCGTGCCATTTTCTGATTTAAACTGTATGTCTATACTAATTCTATCCGTGACAAACTCATGTAAATGCTGGACTCCGACATAGCCAAAGGGAATAAGAAACAAAACAAGAAGAAGCTCTGCCCAAGTAATAGAACGCTTCATGATACACAATATCCTTTCCTTCAAGAGTTTAGCGAACTTATTGCAAAAGTGTCTATAGAATTACTAGAAACTCGATTAATTACAAGCCAACAAAGAAAATTTGCAACTGAATTATGGGAAGCTGAAAATTTTGGAGGATCAAAAGAAAAATGCAAAAAAAGAATGCAAGATATTCATGGTGATAATTGGAGAGAAATAACAACAATAAAAAGTGAAATGAACGATATTAGACCGTATTATGAACAAGTCCTATTGATAGATCATTGTAAACAATGGGACGTTTTCAAAAAATCGGCTAACATTTCTTAAGATAACCATCTCGAATGACAATAATTAACAGTGAGGAATGGTTACTTGTTTTAGAAAACACAGATTATGAACCTGCTGAAAATAATACAACTGTTTATCAAAGCTATAGATTTGTAGATCTAGAAATTGAAAAAGTAACTGTTGATAATTATGAGAAAAAGTTAAATCCTTCTTTAATAAAGCAAGTATCTATGTTCATACCTCCATCAGGTAGTTTTAGGACTCCCGATTTACGAAGATATTTAGAACTAATAAGAGGATATGAAACAAGTACAACGGACTTAATGCTAGGTCTATCCTTAGCAGATCAAATTCGATTAACATTTAGTGATATGAGGACTAGCACCATATGTGATCGTTATCCAGAAATAAATTTAGCTGAAAAGCGTCGTTATAGATGTGTTGCTGAATATCTAATTCGACAAGGTGAATTAACAAAGCTAAGAGATGAAAATGGTAAGTTAATTAAAAAGATTGGAAATATGCAGAAAGCAGTAGTTCTATATAAACCTCTTGAAAAATTATTAGAAACTTTGAAAAAATCTGGTCTAGGTCATTTAATCAAATCTGTACCTAAAGTAAAAACTGTGAAAAAAGAAGAAGTTTGATAAACTAAATTAGCCGATTAAGACAATGACTAGTAGAAGACAACAGCTATTAACAAGAATGCTGAAATCAGTCTCTGGAGAGACTGAAGAAAAACTTTTAAAATTAACAGTTGAACGTATTATTGCAGATCAAGCAGATTATTATCGTAAATTATATGAAAATGAAGGCCCTGGTGTAGTAGTTTTCATGCCTCAAAAAGATGAAAAAGATAGTATGTTTTATTTAACTGTAGATCGCCTTATTAATGCAGTTAATGATGCTAATAGTAGAGATTTACATGGGGCAGAGCATCTAAAAAAGGCTATTGCATTAGCAGAATCAGTTAATCCAGAAAAAGAAGCTGTATTTCTACTCCAAGATGAAAAAGATATACAACTTTTCCATTTCAAAACTGACGAAGAAAATTCCTCTTTATTACAAATGTGAAAAGAAAAAATAGATCCTGGGCAGAATATAAGTTTCTTCTAGGTCGTATAGCTCATATAACTGAAGATTGGATAACACCAGCTGATTACATTCCCTATATATCTGCATTACTAGGAGAAATTGATTTAGACCCATGCTCTACACATGTTGCTAATGCAGAATTCATAAGGGCTAAAAAAATTTACACCTTAAAAGAAGATGGATTAAATATACAAGAACCTTGGACAGGAGTTACTTATTTATTCCCACCAACATTTGGTAGATGTTCATTTAGCAAAGAACGTGGAACATGGAGATGGAGCAAAAAAGCTGGGGCTGCAGCTAAAGCCCCATCTGTAATTTGGTTTCAAAGATTACTTCGAGAATGGAAATTAAGAAACATACCCGAAGCCCTATTCTTTACAACGTATCCAGAAATGATGCGGATCTTACCAGAGATGTGGGATTACCCAGTATGTATACCGACAGATAGAGCAAATACTATTCATGGCAAAGGACTTTTTACTTTAAAAGCACCTCTTTCATGGGGATATTTTATATATTTACCTAAGCTTGAATTTGGGTTTCAACAAGCAGATAAGTTTCAAGAAATATTCTCTAATATAGGAAAAATAATCTGTTAAATAGATTGCTCATCTATCCAGCTATCATATTCATCTCTTCTTGATTGTTCAACATTTCGTCTTTCACTTTCTGCTAATGTTTCATCAGAATATTGTCTTATTCTTGCATCTAATTCTCTATCTTTTCTCTTAGGTGAAGCACCAAATGTATCTCCTTTTCTTGAAAATTCAGTACTCTTAAGAGGAACAAAATCATTGATATGTCGGATTACATAAGAATCTAAGAACCGACTTGAACTAATGTTATCCTGGGCTTTACGGCTAGGTGGACTTGTAGGGGCTTCTAAACCTCTATAACGATTATCAACGTTATAACTATGATTGAATTGTTTTCTCATAGTTTTATTTTATTCATGCTTAATATGACAGAAACACAAAAGGAAATTTCAGAAGTATGTGAAGATATAAAAGAATTGCTTCTATACAAAAATAAAATGTATGGAGATTCTGCCTTATGTCCAAATCGTATTTTTAGTAGGGCTAGTGGACTTGAGCAGATACTCGTGAGAATTGATGACAAACTAAATAGAATTCAGAAAGGAGCAGGACTTGTAGCAAATGATGAAGATGTAATACAAGATTTAATTGGATATTTAATACTGCTTAAAATAGCTTTAAAACGAGATGCTAAAAAACATGAAGTATGAAGACATCATCGAAGGATACACAGACGATTTAAAACTTATGGACGCAATAGACATGCTCAATCGCAATCCTTTTGATGCGGCAAAGATCCTAGAAGACGTGGCTTTGCAGACCAATAACGAAAAAACTGTTCCAACGACTTTCCAGATGGATCCCACTGTACCAATTTCTTTTCCAGATACTCTATCGCTTTCACTTGATTGGGAGCACCAGTATAAGTCTCAGCCAGATTTAACAAACATTTCTTTGTCTTGCAACGGTGAGGAACAAACGTTGGAATATCCTTATCAGGTGAATAATACATATCCAGTTCAGTTCGACGTTGATCTATCAGAAGACTTCCACCTGACCTCCAAATAGTATTTATATAAGGACTCCATTCTCTTATTACTTCTGATTTTCTAGCGTGTTTATTGATTAATTCAAGAAGACGACAAGTTTTTAATGAACTAATTCCAATACTATATGCAAAGCTAAGAATAGCTGCTCTACGGTTCGTATTTAGAGGTACAAAAACATACTTAGACACAACATCAGAAAATTCCTTTAGATCTTCTTCTAATTGTTCATTAATCTCATCTTCAGTAGCCTTGTCATCTGCACATAACCACCTTTTCCCTAACTTTTTACTTCCGTAACCTATTCTCCATATATCCTCTCCATAGTCTTTATATGCTGCATAACGACCCATACCAAGATCTATTCTTGGAGCTTGATATCTTTTTATTAAATTTATTCCTTTCCTACTAAGAAAAGGATGCTCTCTCCATCTCTCTCTAGGTCTTTTCTTATGGGACGACAACAGTACCGTTGTAACTTACCTCAGAATAACCATCTAAATTAAGTAGTACAACATAATTTTTTGCTGCATTGGTAACAGTTACGCCAACTACTCCCTTACCTTTCCCATCTTTAGCTATATTTGCATATTTTGAATAACCTGTTGGAGCACTTCCTGTTCCATATTCATCTTCTTGAAAAATCTCAACAGTATTAACTGCATTTGTCTTATCTAGAGTCACAGTAATGTCTCCTGTGCTACCTGGGTTAACACGAAAGCCTCTTATAGATTCCCCAGGATTCCCTGCGGCTGTTGCCCCTAGATATGTTATTTCAGAGCCTGCATCGACGCTGAATGAGTCTAAAGTTGCTTCAATAGTGCGAGTAGCCATAGCTTTTAGGAGATTTGTCCCACCGTGGAGAAATTGAATTTAATATCGGCATCAATGCCGTGGTCTTTTAACACGCCAAAAAACATTTGACGATCCATAGCCCTTTGATGGAGTAATTCAACAAAACTTTCTTCCAGTTCCTCACGATCTAAATTCCTGATCGCTAAACTTGCGGCGTGAATTTGAAATTCAACATCCATTGGAAGCTCTATTGCATCCATAAATAGCTAAAACCTTATGATTATCTTACCAGTGCTGAATTGAACTTCAATATTAACGTAAGTCCCTTCTTACAAGCTTGTTTTCATGTAATTTTGATTCATGATTTAAGAAGATAGAACCAATACCATAAGTTCCTCCAAATAAAACTATAAAAGTTAGTGCAACAGGTTCCATAACAAGACGTACCTTTTCTTATAACTATTCTACTAGAAATATCTTAACTAAACCCTTAAAACACCTCTCTGGACCTTTCCAAACATATCATTTCGTACTTTACCTTGAGTAGCTCCTTCTCCAGGCCCAGGAATATCTTCGGCTATCCTATCCTGTAACCAATTCTCTGGATTTCTTGTGTAATCAAAAAGAAACTGCTCCGCTTCTTTCTCATTAGGATGGGAGCCATTCGACGGAGAATTCATTAGTACTTCCTGGTTTGAACTGATCTGAAGACAAAATATTTATAGAGCATTTTTCTTGCTCTATCCATCTTTTTAGTTTAACAAATCTTTTTTCGGAATAAAAAGAAAGATTTGATGTATACCATTCTGATAAATCAGTGGAAGCTTTATCTTTGTTACATAAAGAGCAACAACAGCATAAGTTCGACCTTACACTACGACCACTTTTATATTTAGGTATTATGTGATCAATAGTAGCAGTTCTTTCTGTTAACTCTTTATTACAATAAGCACATTTCCAATCCCATTCCTCAAAAATATGGTGTCTAAATTTACGTCTAGCATTTTGTGGAGATAAAACAATAAGGTTGGATAAAAGATCTTGTTCACAATGAAACACAGATAATATGCAGACATGAAAAAACTGTAATCTGCATAAACTTATATGTTTATTTCTCTATTAAATTGTAATCCTCTGCTATGTCTATCTCTTCAGAAGAATCAAAATCACTATCTTCTAAAAGCTTAAGCAAATAATAATGAATCCTATCCGTTACCCATCGTAAATCTTCATCACTAATATCAGAAATTATGGCGTTTATAGATAACTCTTTGGACGGAGATCTAACATGTTCAGCAAGTAGTTCTAAAGCACGATATCGACTTTTATTTAACTCACTTAGCATGATCTTAAGGGTCTATATCCCCTGTAGAAGTATTTACAGCATCTTCAGCCTGTTGTTTTTGAATTGTAGAAAATTCAAGAGCACCTAAAACTTTTAAATACTGTTCTTTTATTCTAGATAAAGTAGCTTCAGTTTGTCTAATATCACCTTCTAATTGTTCTTTTTGATCTAATAATTGATCTTCTAAAGACTTAACAGCAGGAGCAGTCATTGAAATGGAATTTTTACTTCATTAGGAGAATAACCCTACTTAATCTAATCCTTCTCACGGAAATTTAACCAGCACCATCCAGTAGCTCCCCCTGTAACACAAAAACGTCTTTCAAAATTTTCAAAATCATATATAACGTTTCGACCAGCATCTGCACCTCTATCTTCCCAACCACCATTAACTAAATCTAATTTTCCAAAAGGATCTTGCACTAACCAACCTTTATCTGAATAACCTGTTACGACTACAAAATGTGTTCCGCCTACTGGCGAAGAGACATGTCGTTTAGAAACTAAACTTACAGCAACTGGTAAACCTCGTTCAATAGAATTTTTTAGATCTGTAGAATCAGCAGAGGAATTAAAAGTAGCGTTATAACCTAAGTCATTCATCGCAGCTTTATGAACATATTTAGAAACAACAGATCCATGCTTATTAACAACATTAAGATAGTCATTAACAGAGTTAATAACAGGAACATCGCTGTATTTTAAGCACATAGCAATGCAACATGCTTGACTATTTCTCCAATCAGCAGCGTCGTTTGGACCTTGATATAGATAAGGGAAATTTCGTAAATAAAAAAGATCTTTGTCCTTTGCATACGGCATAATTTCTATCTCAGTTCTAAGTCCTTTCCAATGTCTATCTACTATCCACCAATCTCCTAATCCAAATCCTAATTCTAGATATGTATGACCATCTCTTCGTTCTAAAACTCTGCATCTTTTAATAGTTCGAGAAATGATAATCTTTGCAAGCTCATCCTGAGCTAAATCAGAATGAGATTTAGGTTGTTTTTTTAAGTACGTATGACATCTTGACGTAATAGTCACCCACCCCCATTTATATTCAGGTGGTTTACAACAAAATAAATCTAATTCAGCAGAACGACGACGAGATAAACCTTGGAAAACTCGATTACCATCTTTATTCCATTTATATAATTCTTCTCTAGCGACCTCACAAGGATCTTCTAATTTATTGATCCGAAAAAGAAGTTGTGAATCTTTCAATACTGAAAGACCCATATTTGAGGCAAAAGAAACTAATGCATCAAATTGATTCTGATTTAAAGGAGCATCTATTAATTCTGCTACCGATTTCTCTAAATTATCAACTACTTTATTTGTTAGATTTGCCCCTTCAAAAGTCTTAATAAGATCAAAAAAAGCAGACGATACTTTCACGTCACTTACTTAACAACCTTCAACAGCTTTTGCTATATCGCCGCCTAAGTCGGCCCCTTTCCTTTGTCCGAACATTGTGACCCATCCAGAGGCTACCCAGCCGATGATAGGTATGTTTGATAAGGCTGGTGCCGCTTGAGCGCCTACAGAGGCTCCTAGAAGCCCTCCTGTTGACTCACCAGACCCTTCCGCTTTGATGCAGGCGATTTCCTTAGCAGTAAGTATTGCAGCATTATCTCCGCCCTCTAGATGGACTTTGCCATTCATCGTATATTCTTCATAGAGATTTATCTTTCTTTTCTTACTTCCAAAAAGACTACCTGGCTCTTCAATATCTTTTGTTTTTACCATTACCTTTGGATCATTAGAGTTATATCTAATGCTGTACCCGTCTTTTGATGCTTGTACATCGTATGACGTATAACTACCAACTGGTAGATCTAGGTTCGGAAGTCCACTACGACCCGCTAATAAGCCCATTAAGCCTATATTAGAGACACCTAGAAAGGCCCCTAACCCAAGTGCTGTCCAGTTCACTCCTTCTCTCTTATACATTCAAATTTAAGACTCAATAGAGGTCTTGTTATCCACTGTAGTAATTTTAATAGGCGCTTGCTCGATACGCAATGTTTGAGTAGGACCAACTTGTGACATCTTTTCAATTAAGCGTTCAAAATCGGCTTTACTAATATCATTTAAAGCACCTCCTTTTTTGTTATCCATCTTCATTGTTCCATCGCCTTTTTTAGAGGCTGTCTGGAGGCCAAAACTCGCTAAAGCCCCTGTAAATACTGAGGCCACAAAAGTTATATCTTTAGGTGCTTGTTGCCCAAATGCAGGCAAAGTTATGTAATTTAATGAAATTATAAATCCGCTCCAAACGACAACGCCAAGCCGCACAAAAGTGGACAAGATTACTAATTGTTCTTCTTTATCATCAATACCCTCCTTTATTTTTGTAAAAACATTCTTCTTTTTTTCATCTTTTGGAGAAGGTGTCTTAGGAGACTCTTTTACATCTTCAGTCATCGTATAGTGGCAGTATCTACTAAGTTTACCCCTTAGTAAACTTATAGAAAAGTAACACTAATCGAGTCCTCAAATGTGGAAACTAATCCCATTATTAATTATATTTAGTGCTCCATCAGCTCGTGCAGATCTGACCCACTCACTAAGTTCCAGCATCTCCCTAGACGTACATGGGGCAGCAACCGTTTCTGAACGTGTGGGGAGTTCATATTCTGTCTCTGGAAACAATATAAAAGTAGGTACAGGAAACAGCGACGTATTTGGAGGCTTAACAACTGGATCAGCTACAGCCGCAGCAACTATGAAGGCTGGTACGTATGAGATAAATACTTCGGGGTCGGCATTTTCGTTCTCGGAAAGTTGGCTCCAAGGGGACGGAATCCCAGCCATAGGAAGTGGTGTGGACGTCACCAGTGGGGTTGTGGCAGACATGCCGGCATTTGGAGAAACCACGACCCAATCCGGAGGTGTCGCAGGCACTTTAGCCGGTTCCATCTTAAGCTCTGGCGTTATGAGTTTAACTGCCGGAGGCGCAGGCACAACTGGGACGTCTCAATTTATTAGTACTATTTCCGTGAAATGACATGAGACGCTATTTATTAACGTTAATAGCACTCACATTCTTTCCAACGCAAGAGATCTTAGCAGTTCCCGTAGTACCTAATTTTCAATCTGGAAGTATGACCAGTCATACCGAAACTTCTACGACGGTCACGGAAATTATAAATTCTATAGACTATAGAACAGGGTGGGAATATTCTGCTACTGGGACTAATGTAAAGAGTGATAGTGGTAATCTACTTCCACCGACAATTACAACTACCACCACTGTTGATGGGGCTTCTTCTCAATGGTCAAGCTTAGATATAGACAATATGCCAACATTTTCAGTAGTCAGCCCCGAACAAAGTTGGCAATTTACGCATACAATTCAACAACCAGGGATGGTCAATCAAACCATCATAGAAAGAACCACAGAAGCAACGTCAATAACGGATACAATTTCAACATTCAGTCAATAAAATACTTATTAGTACTACTTTTAAGCACAAATGCACTATTCCCGAAAGCGTCAAATGCAAATGACGTTGGCGGTGTCTCTGCTACTGCTAATCCTATCGCTAATTCCAGTGGTAGTGTCACAAACCAGGCGATCCAGGTTCTCCAAGGTCCGTATATTACTAATACCTACGGAAATGGAGTCCAATGTCAAGGACCAACTCTAAATATAACGCCATTTTTGACTGGCTTGACGAGTTGGAAAGTGCCATATGAAGAGTATTACAACGACCCTGTATATGACACGTCAGTTAATGAAGAAGGTAATCTAAATAACCCAGGGGGAATACTTTATAACGTACCAATAAGAACTGGTCAGAAGGCTAATAACAACGTTAATCTTGGAATAAGCGCCACTCTCTCTATTCCATTAGATCGACGACTACATAAAGGCTGTATTAGAGCTGCAGAAACAGAAACCGCAATACGTCAACAAATTTTAGCAAGTAAAAGATTAGATTTTGAAATGGCAAGACTCAAGCATTGTGGAATTCAAGCAAAGGATGGAGTCACCTTCGCTAAAAATTCACCATATGCCCCAATTTGTGCCGATATCCGTGTAGAAAACGTCGGAGTTTTACGTGACCATACACATTCTATTTCTTCCCCAAAGCCCGTTGAAGTTCCATTACAGTCCGATTCCTCTCCCTCTGAGAAAGTAGACGCTCCCGAAAACTCAAAACCTTCTCCTTCTTCCCCCGAATCTTCGCAATCTTCTTCAAAAGAGTCTTCACAACAGGCTTTATCACTTTTAGAACAAGATCAGCCAGCGGCTTTGCTAGGACTGCCGATGTCGTTGCCACAACCGCAATGGAAGTGGTAGTAGTCACAGCTCCCGCACTTGGAAGCGCAGCCACAACTTGATTAATAACAGGTACTTCTTCATATAATGTGACGCATCTTTGATTTTGAATTTTATAACCACTAATAGTTTTCTTTCCTCCATCAACAAGAGAACCTATAACAGGTGCTTCTCTTGGAGGACAAATAATATTTGCAGTAGATAAATTAGCAGCTTCGGTTAAACCAGAAAAATCACTATCTGTAGATTCTGTTTCTTTTTCTTCTTTCTCTTCTGTTTTTTCTTCTTTGCGAGAAGGTATTGCTGGAACAAGAGCTGGTCTTGTAGGTACTATTCTCTCTGGCTCATAGTTAATAGGGTTAAAACTAGGCATTGTGCCGTCGCACAAAATAACGTTTCCTCGTTCATCCTGATCAACTAGATTTTCAGAATCATTATTTGCAGGGTTATATTCTACACACCCAGGTAAATCTATTAAAGGTGTACCTATTTGCAAGGTTACTGGAGGTGCAGTAGGTATTGAAGTCTCTGGAGGAACTAGATATTCAGGAATCCTTCTTATCTGTAAATTAGAGACAATTTTTATTTCTTTGATACCTATACTTATATTAGGTATCTGTTTCATCAGAATCTAGGAAGGCTAACGTCTCCTCCAGTTAATTTCGCTCCTCCTGTTTTTGTAGGTACCGTTGGGATTGATGGAAGCATTCCTTTTACAGAATCACCAACTGCTCCAGTAGCTTCACTGATAATCTTTTCTTTAACACCTTCTAGGATTGCGTCCTTATTCGCAAATACATATATACAACCCCCAACAGCGGAAGCAGATATAACGAAAGCCGAAATAGAAAGTACATTGATTATTTTTTGCATAATCAGAAAACGTAGAACTGTCTAATTGTATGAACCCCTAATACTTAAGTAGGATCGTTTGCAACAGCTAAATAGATATAGTTA